TGCGATGCCAAAGACGCCTCTTTTCCTGTTTGACGAGAGATAAGTGTAGTTCCAAATTTTTTTATTTCTATAATCATATTTTTAATAAGATATTAGAGCGATACACCCTCTAATATTCTGTTTTACATTTTCTATATTTAGATTATAACTATTCGCATTCAATGTTAATTTCGCATCACCGGTCTGAAAAATCAAATTAATAGGGTTTTCTGAAATAATCTTCCGTACATATTTTAATCCATTACCTCTTGATTCTGGTTTCCTTCCAGAAACCGTCTCAGTAAAAGCCAACTCTAATGCTTCCTTGTGATTTTTAAGTTCTGGCCTTACCCTTTTCAATGTCTCTAAAATACCAACCCCTCTATCTGCTAATACGATTTGTTTTTTATTTAGGTCGTATCCAAAGAATATTCCTGGAACGTCTGGCCATTGCCCAATATTATGATCGTAAGAATTATTGCCTATCTCTCCGGCCATAGAACCAAGTTGGGAAAATAAATTTTTAGCATCACTATTTTGTGTCATTAATCCCGTCATCTTCGCTATGCGAGGAAGAAACACCGCGCTATCCTGGCAATAATAGTCCTTAGAAAATTCCTCCCCAGATATTGCCCATTCTTCTGCGAGTTTAAACAATTCGCTATTAAAAACTTCGATATCTTTCCTTCTGTAATAACGTTTGCCACCCGGACTCTTTCTAACAGAAGATAAACGACCGCTTTCATCCCAACGGCGGAGAGTAGTTATAGAAACTCCCAATAATTCAGCGGCTTCGCCTATAAATATTAAATCGTCGTTGTTATTTTCCTTTTCCATTTGAATTGCTTTATTAATTAAAGAATACCACAAAAAAGAGGGTTATTCAAGTTATTTTGAACCTACTCATTCCTAACACCAACCTACTCATTTATAGCTAATTTCAGCCATTTTCATAAACTTATGGTCTTATTATTTCCTCAAATTTCAGACCTGATCCCAAAACTCCTGTTTCTTGTAATGTGTCATCGGCTACATAAAATATCTGATCGTCTTCGCCCTCCTTCTCCCCTTCGGGTATCTTTACCTTGATATTCACACTACCATCGTCATTTATATTTATTTCTTCAACCCATTTTTTAACAATGTGTTTTCGCAATTCAAAAGATGCTTTGTTAAGTCGCTTCCTGTAAATTATACAAATCCTTTCAAGCTCTTTTTCCACTGCATCCATATTTTCAATACCCTCCAATTCACTCTTCTTTATTGCCATCTGTTCTTCTATGCTTTTTTCTCGCAAATCAAACTCCCCAATTTTAATTTTCAAATCTTCTTTTGAAAGACCCTCATCAGAATACAACTCAAATAGTCTACTCTTTTTTAATTTCAATTCCTTTCTTTCGATTAATAATTCTTCATAAATTTTCTGGTTAGATATTTTTTCGCTTTCTCTTTTCTTTTTAGTAAGAGCGAGGTTATTATTTATTCTATCCTTGTCTCTTATCAATTCAGACACATAAACCCAAACCGCATTATCTAATTTTTGAGCAGACATTGTCCTTGCCCTGCAATCGGGCTCATTGAAACTTGCTGTATGCGCTTGAGGACACCTGTAAAGGAAGAAATCCTTGTCTCTTCTGCTATCTCGTTGGTTCTTGCCTCCATAAAGCCTATGACACCTAACACACCTGACTAAACCCGTGCATAAAAATTGATACATAGATTTTCTGGCCCGGCGTTGAGCTCTTTTTACTAAAATCGCCTGAACCCTATTAAAAGTTACTTCGTCTATAATCGGTGGAACTTTTATTAATTTCCAATCCGATTTTGGATTTCTGCACCTCCCAGTAAATCTGTGCTTTCTTATTTTGCTAATATGAAACTTTGCAACGCAAGGAGATGATTTACCAAAATAGTGATTACCGATATATGTTTCTCTCCTTAAAATTCTACTTACCGTTGAACAAAAGAAGTAATTCGCCTCGCCAGTTTTATTTTTACCCCTTGTTTTTATTCCCTTTGTTTTCAACTTCTTGGTAACCAAAAATATGCTTTCTAATTCCAGATACCACTTAAATATATTCTTAATCATTCTGGCTTCTTTCTCGTTGACTTTAAAATATGCATCAGTCCCCTTTTCTTTGTCTCTTCTTACGTGGTCATAACCATAAGGCGGATAGCAACCAATCAATTTTCCCTCAGCCATTCTCCTGTCTCTGCCCGAGATAAACCTTCTTTTTATTCTGTTCCTTTCCATTTCGTCCACTGCCGCTTCTATAATGCTTAATAGTTTGCCAGAGTCCGAATCATCTCTTTCTTTTCCCATTATTTCTATACCAACCCCAAGGTCATTGAATTCATCTCTTAAGATAAGAGACAACTTAACATCTCTTGCTAATCTATCACTTGACCAAAGCCCAACAATATCAAACATTTTTTTCTGCGCGTCCTTTCTCATCTCCCAAAGTCCTGCCCTATCGGGGTCTGCACCGGAACCGGGGTTATCTTTGTATACTTTAACAACATCGGCTTTGTTGTAAACCTTATACAAATCTCTCAGTTGATTATCAATCGTTTCAGCTTTTTCCTGATTGTCTGTTGAAACCCTGCAATAGAGGGCAATCCTTCTCATAAATTAAATAAAATTTTTATTTTCTACAAACTAAAAGGGACTGGAAAGCAAAAGGTTATTTGTTAAGGACAACCAGTTTCCAGCCCCTTGTAGGATTCTATTTAAGTTATAAATAAAATACCTCTTGCAAAACCAATTGTCCTTAACACTTTAATTATATCAAATCGCCAAAGCCCGTGTCAAACTTTTTGCGAGAATGTTTGCTTATCCTCTGGCTTCTCGTTATCTTCTTCAAAATCTAAAACTTCGTTGATAAAATCCGCGAAGTTTACAACCTCTTTGGAATGCTGAATAATTATTTTTACGGGCTTCTTTTTGTTACTCATTCATGTTGGTAGGCTTTATTTTTTAATAATTATTTTTACTATCCGACCATCCTATAAAATCCACGCTTTTTGGGTTTCATGCTTGCCAGATATTTTTTGTGTCTTTGATTGAATAGTTTTTGTTTCAGCCACATTGGATCAACTATTGCTGGCGTAGGATTGCTCATTATTCCGTATCTCACTGAATCTGCGGCATGGTCTTCTCCGTCTGAATCGCAATCTTCAACCTTTATCGCATCGTATATTAATGTTGGAAAGGTTCTGATAAATTCATAGCAAGTACTGAATACTTGCAACTTCGCCATTTTCTTGTCGCCGACCATAAAAGGTTTTAGATATTCTCGAATAATACTCCAACCATTTACTCTGTCGTTGTTGCCCTGCACAAGATTCAATGCCATTCTTTTTTTATCTCTGTAAGTATTTTTCATTGTTTCGGCTCCGCTTAATCCTGAGTCCCCTTTTCTACTCCATATTGAAGGGTCAGCAACCCAATATCTGATATTTTCGCTATCAGTTGTCATTGAGATAATTCGGTCGGCCAAAGACGAATATGTAAGTTGAGTTTCGTAAAGTTCCCTATAAAGATAGAAATATCCTTCCGGAGAAATGGCGCACCAATAAACTGCCGAGGGACTGCTATATCCGTAGTCAATGCAAACTATTTTCTTCCACTCATAAGGAATTTTAAATGGCTCAACCACGTGCAGGTCTTTCCTCCATTCACTAAAGTATTGCCCTTTAAATAAATCCCAGTCCCCTTCTAAAAATGCTTTCCTTGATTGCTCCGGTAAAGATTCAAGAGTTGTATAATATGATTTTGATAGGTGTGGGTTATCGGTTGCCCTTGCTTGGATAAAATAGAATTTATCTTTCTCTTGCTCGTTAGGATCAAAAATATTATTGATAAACATATCCTTCACCCAAGCATGTCCGATGCCTCCCGGGTTGGTTCCGGCTATAAACTTCGTATCTTCAATGCCCGGCCACCTTAGTCTTGTTCTAAGAAAATCAAAAACATCTTTTGTATTTTTTGTTAGTTCATCTACGGCCTCTGCGGCAAATTCTGCTGACTGATATTTTGAAACATCGTCCAAATTACGGAAGCAAATCATTCCTCCGCCATAATCCTCTTTCAAAACGAAGTTATGGTCTTGCGCATAATAATCTCCCAGCCAAGATGGAAACTCAAACTTAATCTTATTTAAATGTCTATCTTTCAATGCCGGATAATCTTCGCAGAACAAACCTACGGCAACGTGTCGTATTTTGTATTTGTGAAAATAGTAGAGTAATAGTCTTACTAACTCCCAACGGAGCCAGTATGACTTCCCTCCTCCCATAGCTCCGCCGTATAAAATAAACTTAAACTTTTTTGTGGCTTCATTCGCCTCGTCCTGTTTTTCTGTAAAATTGACTATGTCTGAAAAATTTATATTTACTGTCATATTTTTATTTATCTAAATTAACGAATACTCCGCCATTGTGTTCAATCTCCTGTTTCTCTTTCCAGCCATAATTATTTTTAAGATTGAATATGGCCCCAGCAACACTTTTACCCAAAAACAAGGCTTCCTCTGCATAGTTCTCACAAAGGAGCTTTGCCCTTTTTATCGTGTTAGGAAACTGGTCTCTGCTTTCGTATTCAATTAGCACATTCCTGCTCGTATCCAGCGCTAAAGCAAGCCCGGTTATAGTTAGAGGTCGCTTCTCTTTTTTGCAGGACTTTAACCAAGCATCAATTTTCTTTTGAAGCTCTTTTTCGTTCTTGAATTTAAGCGGTCTGCCTCCCGGATGTTTATTTTTTTCTTCGTTATTTTCCATAAAATTTTATTCGGTTACAAAAGGCATATGATTTGTTGCTCTTCTGTGCGCGTCAATCTTTAATAGCTCATCTGTGTCTGTTATTCCTAAACAGCCGGCCGGAGGATTTACTGCTAAAAATCCAATATACGTATCGTTTTTATCTCCTCCCAAAAAAGTATAAGACCCGACCTTTGAATAATGATCATTCCATTTTTTTGTGGAAACTTTTGTTTTATACCAGAGATAACTGACACTGGTATTTTTTAATTTCTTCTCCCTAAAATCTGACACGCCCTTTTTAAATTCTTCTGAATTTTGTACATCTTTTAAATTAAATTTTTTCATATTATTTCAATAATTTAATTTTATTTTTAAAAGCGTTAAACTTCTCTTGTGCCATTTCTTCTTCCCCCGTTATCTCCCTGACTTCCGGTATTTTTCGTTGTGTTCCGTCTGTGGTGTATGTCATACTTTCAGCCTTTGCTAACTGCTCAATCGCAGAGGTGTTTATTAGGTTTTCATCAACCATAATAAATTTTCGAGACGGGTCTGTTGCTAAAATCATTGAGAGTTGTTGGCCCTGAATTTGGGACAGAGAAATATAGTCGTCTTCGCCTTTGTGTCCGAATAAAAATAATTTGTAGAAATAAACTTGCTGTTTCATAAAATTATTGGCGTGTTATCTCTTTTATCGTTTTCCTGCTTTTTAATAAAAAATATTAACGCGCCCAACTTCTCCTCTAATTGTGCTGGTGTGGTGACAATCGGCGCATACTTTTGACTATTTGTATATGGCAAATATTTTATTAAATTCTCTAATTCTTCACGTGGCATTTTCTGCAACAACCTTTCTATTGCGGCTCTCTGAGTTTTGTTAGCGAACAATCTCTCCCACGACGGATTTACGCCTTTAAAAAGATCGATCAAATCATTAATTTCTTTACCCGCAACGCTTTGCGTTGCTAAAATCTTATTATTGGTTTTTATTAAAGCTGGTTCTTGTTCTGTATTGCTTTTGGAAGGTATCTTATGTTGCTTTTGAGAGGTATCTTCTTTCTTTTCAGAAGGTATCTCTTGCCCAAAAGATATGTTGCTTTTGGAAGGTATCTTTTTATAGGTCTCGTTATTCAACTTCCAAATATTATTTACCTTGTAGGTTTTAATAGGTCTCGTTTTTCCCTTCGTTAGTCCGGTATAAGAAATCCATCCCTTTTCAATTAAATATTTTAAAGACTTGTCGTAGGCCTTTTTACCTATGCCCATTTTTTTCATTAGGGTTTCTTCTGTGGCAAAGCACCTCCCATTCTCGCCAGCATATTTTTTCATTTGGAAATAAAGCGCTTGATCATTGGCCGTTGAATGATTGGCTATATAATTTGGAATAATCGTAAAACAATCTCTGTCTCCGCTTTCGTCTTTAATATTTATTTGTGTCATATTGGTTGCCTCTAACTACTTTTAAGATTTATTGGAAAGGTATAATTCATCGTTTTTAGGCGGTATGCTCAACTCTTACTCTGCACGGAGAACGAAATCTTGTGGAATAAAGGGATAAACGGGTGTTTCTCGGTCTCCCAACAACCCTTTTATATAGATTTCGTCCTTTAGGTTTTCTTTTATGGCCCAAACGTCCGATTTCTCCTCATCTGTTAAATTAACTCCGCTTCGTTTACCCATAATATAAATTGCGATTTGGTTGGCCCGGACTTTACTCCCAATGCCAAAATAATCATAAACGGCCGCGATAATTAATTTTTGTTTGTCTGATTTATTTTTCGGCAATGTTCTCATTTTTTTAAAATTATTAATTTTGTAGAAACGAAAAAGCCCGCAAATCAATAAGATGGCCAAATGGCATCTCACTCGATTTGCGGGCTTTAATACCGCACATTAACGGGCGTGATTCCGTTAAAGTCCCCTAATTGGGAATTTTTATTTAGTTGTATTTTAATTATACGCCATCAAGAACCTACGTCAAGTGTTCGATGGTTTTATCACTTTTCTTTTTCTAATTTCAGGTAAATAGCAAGGCGTTTTATAATATGCTTTAAACTCTGGTTTTACTTTCGCAATTTCACTCATGATTTTTTCCACATCGCTTCTCACCACTTCTTCAGAAAGGCCCAGTTCCTCAATAATCTTATCAATTGTTATGTCGCTATTTGACGTAATAAACTTAAATATATTTTTTTGTTTTTCTGTAAAATCTTTAGAAATTATACCCCGTTCCGCCCAACTTAAAACAACAAACGGTCTGCGCAATAAACTTTTATTTCGTATATATTCAATTATTTTTTTATCTTCTTTTTCAACTTTTTCACTAAATAATTCTTTAACTTTTTTTGATATTTCCGAGCTTATATGAATATGCTTCGCAAGATCTTTGCTAATCCAGTCAATGCAATTGAAGTTTACGATATAGCTTCCTGCAAGACCTTGTATCCTTACTGTATCTTCGTCTATCCAATCCCATGGGCCAGATTCTCCAGAAAACTTTTGTAAATTTTTATTTTCTATTTTTTCTTTCATTTTATTTTGATGTATTTGTTAATTTTAATATCTTTAGTATTTGTTTCACATTATTTTTTATTGTCTTCGTCCTCCAAAACCCTTTTTACAAATTCATACATATCAACAACCTCATCAGTGAATTCTATAATTATTTTAATTGGTTTTGCTTTGTTCATATTTTTATAAATCATTTATTATTTCTGCTACCTCGTCTTCATCAATGCCCCACTCTTCGGCAATCTCTTGCACTCTTTCGGCATCATCCTCATCTAAATCATGCTCCTCCATTATTCTGATTGTTTCTTCATCCGGCATAGTTTTACTAAACATCAAATTTTTTCAAGTAATAGATTTATTAATTCAATGAAACTTTTTCTTTGATTTTCAAATTTTTCAGATTCCTGGCATATTTTGACCATTTCGGCGCTTTTTAGTTCGTCTAATAACCCTTGTAATTTTGTTTTCCTGACCCGTTTTACAATTTCTTTTCTTTGTTCTTCGTTATAACTTTTCCAGTTTGTAAATTCTTCTTCAGAAAGGTCATCTTTATATGGTTTAAGATACTTCCAGTTACTGAAATATTTTAGGATTATTTCTATCGTTTCTTCCTTCTGCGATTCTGCTTGTTGCACAGCCGCTTGCTGTATTTCTTCTTCTGTTCTTTCTCCTTCCCAAGAAACGACACTCAAACTCATAAGGTAAAAGCTGGCTTCTTTTTTGACAGCGTATTCCAATTCTGGGAAGAACAGGAGTATAAGAAATGCTGGGAATAATTCAGGATGCACGCTTGGGAAAATACCACCTGCTACTTCTGATAAATCACTATCATAATCTTGCGGATTTTTCTTGATTATACGCGATTCAGACCACTCCAAAAATTCATGTAAAATAATCCGCGGAATTCTTCTTTCTGCATTTGTGGAAGTGATTT